AGAATTGGGCGCATATTTATCGGGATTCTAGAAAACATGGATAATTCTGATATAGAAAAGCTCACCAAATACTTTTTACGCAAAGATAAAGAAGACACTGCCAATGAGCTGATCACGTTTTTGAAAGGTCTTTTGATTGGTAAAAACGGTAGTGGAATTACTGTGCTTGAGAACGGTATGTCACAGGCTGTTGTCGATTATCTGTATGTCAAGGTCAAAGCCGTTTTTGATGAACTTGAGGTCAAGAAGAAAACGTATGTGGGTGGCGAGCAGGTGATTTCCCATGCAGGTATGAAATGCAACCGTGTAGATGAGTTGGATGCTGTTTACCGTTGTTATTTCAAGGAAGAGGAAGACGGAATTGAGATAGAGAACCAGTTTACTCCGGGATCTCTTGCCATAGCCCAGGAGTGCAATATCAAGACAGGCGTTTCTCATCATGTCGGCAACCGCTATTACTGGCGGTTGGTCACAGCAGTGGGTGAGAAC